AGCAAGGCACCTGGCGCGAGATCCACATGCTCACCGGCACCACCGCCGAATCCGAAGCCGACCAGTATTTCCAAGCCTCCGACCAGCGCACCTGGCACCCGCTCTGCCCGGCGTGCCACACCCACTTCCTCCCCCGCCGCACGCACAAAGACCCCACCACCGGCCAACGCATCGGCGGCATCGTCTACGAGACCCACGTCAACGCCCGCGGCCTCGCCGACATCGCCCGCATCGCCCCCACCGTCGCCTACCAATGCCCGCACTGCGGCGCCCGCCACGCCGACACCCCCGCCACCCGCCTCGCCATGAATGGCACCGCCCAAAACCCCCGCGGCCGCTGGATCGCCCTCAACCCCACCCCCTCCACCGCCCCCCGCACCATCGGCTGGCACATCTCCGGCATCCCCTTTTCGAGCTGGGCCGTGATCGCCGGCGAGATGGTCAACGCCGAGCGCGAGCGCACCACCCTCGGCACCGTGACCCTCCTCGAACAGATCGTCCTCAAGCGCGACGCCGACACCTGGGATCCCGAGTTCTACCACCGCCCCGAAAACCAATCCAAACACCAACACCCCACCCCCTACAAAATGCGCGAACCGTGGGTCGCCGCCTGATCATGGAAACCCGCATCTGCACCATCGACGTCCAGCTCGACCACTACGTCGCCGTCATCCGCAAGTGGGGCCGCTACTCCTCCTCGCGCCTCCACCTCGCCTTCCTCGCCTTTTCTCCCTCGGAGATCGCCCGCATCTGCCAGGAAGAAAACACCCCCCCCGAGCGCATCGCCCTCGACGTCCGCCACGACACCCAGCGCGTCCGCACCATCTGCGCCCGCATGGGCTGGCGCACCATGATGGGCGACAAAGCCGAGCGCGACTACGCCCACCCCGATGGCATCCGCCGCATCTACGCCGAGCCCAAGATCATTGATGCCTACACCGGCACCCTCCTCCAAGGCGCCACCGGCTCCTGCGTCGTCGAAACCCTCTTTTCTAAAAACTCCGCCCTCAACCGCCTCCACGCCCTCCGCGGATCCGAAGCCAAAACCCCCACCGGCGAACCCGTCTGGACCGCCGCCAGCGATGCCCCCGACTGGTATTTCAAACAAATCAACGCCCACTACCGCAAACGCATCGAAAACGCCGATGGCAGCCACCACTACGTCTGGCACGGCCAAAAAGACGACCACGCCGACGACTGCGAAGCCATGCAAGTCGTCGTCGCCACCGCCCTCGGCCTTACCGGCGCCGAGACGATGGACGCCCCCGCCACCCCCCTCGTCCTTTCCTGATTTTTTTTAGCAAAACGCCCCGCCATTCCCCCGCCTTGACACGCCCCCCATCCGTAAGCGCCCCCGCGCTCGGACCACAAACCCGCGCTCCACGGAGACGCGGGTTTTCCCATTTTTACACCCTCCACTTCCCATGCTCACCGTCCAATCCGGCCTCTACCGCTTCTTCACCCGAGCGCAGCTCGATGGTGAGCGCATCCGTTACATCGGCGAAGTGCAGAAAGCTAACACCCGCTTGATCGGCGCCGCCATCAACGGCCAGTCCTACACCTTCAGCGTCGCCGGCCGCGAAATGAGCCTCGCCGAGTGGGGCGACGCCCTTGCCGATGCCTACAACCAGCTCGGCGACACCCAATACGGCACCCCCGCCCCCCGCACCAGCGGCGCCCGCTTCTAAAATGCCAACGACCACCGCCCCCGGCTTTATCCTCGACCCATCGGGCAACCCCTACCCCCTCGCGCCCACCCCGCAAGGCACTCAATTTCGCCGCACGGCCGACGACGACCGCCTCCGCCCCCAATCCCCCAACCACTACGGCGACTACATCGACCTCCTCAGCCCCCGCAACGCCAAGCGCCTCGTCTCCGAAGGCCGCGCCATCGGCACCCGCGGCCAGCCCGCCTCCCTCCTCGACCAGAAAGCGGATTACGTCGCCGCATCCGACTTCCGCCCCCAATTCCGCGGCCAAGATCACGATTACGGCACCCTCGCCCTCCCCATCCTCGAAAGCGCGCTGAATATCGCCAACCTCCGCGGCTACCTCTACGACTGGCGCACCACCTGGCGCCTCGGCGTGCCCACCCTCGGCACCGATGGCAGCTTCTACGTCCTCCTCACCAAGTGGGAGACCGGCTACCCCGCCATCCAGATCCTCGAGCGCCACCGCATCGGCCAGCGCGACGATGGCAAGCAAGTCGTCGGCGCCGACGATGCCTCTACCGTCATCACCACCGATTCCGGCGCGCAAAAGACTGTCCGCGGCGCCTACCGCGGCCTCCGCATCACCGGCGGCCAGATCTACAACCGCGCCGGCACGGAAGTCGCCTACCGCGTCCTCGGCGCCGATCCCAAAGGCTCCGAAGACTACGACATCTCCGCCCGCGACCTCTACCGCGTCGCCCGCCCCCGCAGCTACAGCGAAGGCACCACCCCGCCCGAGATTGCCGCCGCCCTTTTTGATTTCATCGGCCTCGAGCTCGCCCAATCCGCCCAGCTCGACCAGCAGATCGAGGATGCCCGCCTCACCCTCATCGAAGAAAACGCCACCGGCACCTACCAAGCCGGCGCCGCCTTCGGCCTCGGCCAGCAAAACGGCAACGCCTCCAAACCCGGCGCCCCCACCACCGAGAGCATCCGCGGCGGCACCCGCTACATCAAGACCGGCTACAGCGTCAAAGCCCACCAGAGCGAGCGCCCAAGCGATCAGTGGATGAATTTCGACAGCCGCGTCCACTCTCGCGGCGCCACCGGCATCCGCTGGCGCGCCGAGATGCTGGATCCGGCCGCCCTCAAGGGAGCGTCCAACCGCGCCCTGCAGGATCAGATCAACACCCTCATTCGCGAAACCTTCACGACCCTCGACCGCGCCGCGAGCCGCGCGTGCAACTACGTCGCCGCCGTCCTCGCCGGTCCCGATCTCAAAGCCCTCCCCCTCCACCCCGAGACCATGCGCTGGGGCATCGCCCCGCCCCCCTGGTTCGAAGTCGACCGCGCCAGCGCCAAATACGACCTCGACGACGTCGCCGCCGGCCGCGTGGCCATGTCCACCCTCCACGCCCGCGACGGCAAGACGAGCACCGAAGTCTACACCGAGCGCGCCCGCGCCTACATGGAAGCCCTCAGCATCCAGAAAAAATACCCCGAAGTCCCCCTCGACCAAATCATGGGCGACCTCGGCAAAACCGTCCAGCGCACCGGGGCGCAAGGTGCGCCGTCTCCTTCCGATCCCGACGCCTCCTAATCTTTGCCCCCGAATCCGACTTCCGTGTTTTCCGTGTATTCCGTGGGCACCTTTCCCTTCTCCTCATGAAATTCCTCCACCTGCTCTCCCGCGTCACCGGCACCCCTTGGCTCATCACGCCCGATGCGCTCGACAACATCACCCTCCTCCTCCAGTCGCGCTTCGACGGCCAAGCCCTCGCCGCGATGCCGCCCCGCGCCGCCCTCACCCCCTCGCCCACCCTCGCCCCCGGCACGGCCGTCATCCCCATCCACGGCGTGATCGGCAAGCGCCTTTCCGCGATGGAAATGGCCTGCGGCGGCTGCGATGTCGGCGAGCTCGCCACCGCCTTTGCCGCGGCCAATGCCGACCCGGCCGTCTCCCGCATCGTCCTCCACATCGACAGCCCCGGCGGCACCGTCACCGGCGTCCCCGAGCTGGCGGCCATGATCTACGACACCAAGCAGAAACCCGTCGAGGCCGTCACCGATACCCTCATCGGCTCCGCCGCCTACTGGATCGCCGCCGCGGCCGATTCCATCACCGCCACCCCCTCCGCCCAAGTCGGCTCCATCGGCGCCGTGCTGCAAGTCCGCGAGACCATCGATCCCACTTCGGCCGATGGCCGCACCCGCCTCCGCGTCTTCCGCAGCGGCGAGGATAAGTTCGCCGGCGCCGATGCGCCCCTCACCGCGGCGCAGGCAACCGCCTACCAAGGCACCGTCGATACGATCGGCGAGCTGTTCCGCAGTTCCGTCACGGAGGCCCGCCCCCGCATCGCCGGCGAGAGCATGACCGGCCGCGTCTACCTGGGCAACGAGGCCATGGCCCGCGGCCTGGTCGACAACGTCGTCGCCGCCCTGCCCGACTACTTCGCCGCCCCTTCCGCCCAGGCTGCCGCGCCCACCGCCCAAGCCGCCGCCCCCTCACCCGCCGCCGCCCCGGCCGCGCAGACGTTTAACATCACCCTCCCCGCGATGACCTTCGGCGCCCCCACCGTCAACGTCGACGCCCGCATGGAGAAAGACAGCATCCGCGTCGAGCAATCGCAGACCACGAGCGGCGCCAAAAAAATCGAACGCGATGCCAAAGGCACCGTCACCGGCGTCATTGACGCGCCCGCCTAGTATATGTCCACCCTCACCTCCATCCGCGTCCGCGACGTTCAGCTCGACGCCGCCACCGCGCTCCTCGCGGGTGGGGAGCTGCGCATCTACACCGGCACCCAGCCAGCCGGTCCCGCCAGCCCGGCCACCGGTGATCTCCTCATCGCAGTCCCCCTTGGCTCGCCTGCCTTTGCGCCCGCCTCCGCCGGCACGGCCGCCCTTGTCACGCCCTCGCCGTCCACAGTCACGGCCACCGGCACGGCCGGCTGGTTCCGACTCATCGAGAGCGACCTAGTCACCGGCGCCTACGATGGCGCGTGCAGCCTTCCCGGCGACAGCGGCGAGCTTCAGCTCCCCAGCCTCGCTTTCACCAGCGGAGCCACCCTTTCCGATCTCACCCTCA